AAAGACTGGCGTGGAGAAATCTGGGTCTGCGACTGGAAGTTCGGTGCAGGCGTACCGGTCGATCCAGAAGAGAACGAACAATTAAAGCTTTACGCCATCGGCGCGATTGCCATGCATTTCCCTGAGATGCTGCAACCCGGCGGTGACCACGAAGACGCCAAGATTCATATCAAGATCATGCAGCCCCGCGCCCAAGGCGGCGGTGGCACATGGACGACCACGTTCGGCGAATTGTGGGATTGGGGTCGCTGGGTTCAAGAGCAAGTCGAGATCATCAACGGTCCGAACCCACCCTTCAAACCCGGCGAGAAGCAGTGTAAATGGTGCAAGGCCAGAAAGGGCGATCCAGACCTTGGCATCGCGCCGTGCGCAGCGTATACAGGCCACATGATGAAAGCGGCCCGCACCATGTTCCCTGACCTCGACACAGCCGTCGAACTAGACATCGACACCGACACGGTCGAGTTCGAAGAGCTTGACGCGGCGATGAGAGTGTGGTTGTTCGACAACACGAAAATGATCAAAGACTGGCTAGAGGACCTGCATGAGAACCTATTCAAAGACCTCAAAGCAGGGCGCCCCGTGCCAAGGAAAAAGTTGGTCGCAGGACGAAAAGGGAAACGAACCTTCATAAAAGATACGGTCGATGAGGCCGAAGCTGTAGTCACATCGCTACTCGGAGACGAGGCGTATGAGACGAAGCTAAAGTCACCAAGTCAAGTCAACGATGCTGTTGGAGATGAGGTGTACGATCTGCTTGTTTCAGGGCTTGTGCAACAAGCTCCGGCCAAGCCGGTCATCGTGGACGAGAGTAATCCGAAGCCCAAAATTGCATCGGACCTCGACATCCTTAATTCTGTAAGTGTGTAAATTTGTATTGGAGTAAATCATGTCAGACGCACAAGAAATCCCAGCAACCACAGTAGTCGTTTGCGGACGGCTGTCCTACTGTGACGCGTTCAAACCACGTCCTTTCGCAAAAAACGAAGGCGAGCCGCGTTATAAAACCAACATCCTCGTCCCCAAGGAAGAGAAAGTCGTTGGCGGTGTAACGATGGGCGGCAAGAAAGCTGTAGCGGCCATTAAAAAAGCCATTGCAGCAGCAAAGAAAGAAAAGTGGGGCGCGGACGAGAGTTCTCATCCGAAACTCCCAATGTCGAAAGTCTGTTTCCGTGATGGCGACAACGACGAGTACGGCGATGAAAACAGTGCAGGTCACTGGATCGTCGTGTCCTCTGAGTTCGAGGCACCACAGGTTATCGACCGTGATGGCACCACACCTCTCACCGAGGCCGATGGTAAAATCTACTCCGGCGCTTGGGGCCGTGTCGTTATCAATACATGGGGTCAGGACAATGAGTACGGTAAGCGTGTAAACGCGAACCTTCGTGCAATTGGCTTTATCGCCCATGACGACAAATTCGGCAAAGGCCGGGTCAATGCTGCATCAATGTTCGGTTCTCTGGACGACGATGACAGCGGCTTCGACCCAGATGTTGACGAAGACGACGAAGAAATGGCATTCTAGTCTTTCCTCCCGGCCCGTTTCCTTCCTCTTGACGGGCCGAAACTCGCCGACCGGGGTGCCAGTTCCATGTTAGCACTTCTCCCCCGGTCGGCATCTTTTTCTCATGAGCCCCGAGATGTCCGACCAGAGTTTCAACGCCAAGATGAATGCTCGCATCAAACAGATGTTCGAGGTCGACCGGCTATTGTGGTATGACTATGAGACCTTCTCTAAGATTGATCTGAAAGCACACGGGGCACCTGTTTACGCACGAGACGAGTCCACCGAACTCATGATCGGCGCTTATGCTTTTGACAATCAAGATGTCAATATATGGGACATCTATGCACACGACGTCGGAGACTTCGACACCCCAGTTGATCCGCCTACGGAGTTTTTAGAGGCGCTCGAAGACCCCAGCGTTCTAAAGATCGCATGGAACCAAGCGTTCGACTGGACGATTACCGACAACGTGTTGAAGAGAACCATTCCGTTCGAACAGCAAATGGACCCTATGATTCACGCTTTCTATCTGTCCTTTCCCGGTAATCTGGGCAAAGTCGGCGGTCTCATCGGTTTGCCCGAAGACAAACAGAAAGACAAAGACGGTAAGCGTCTGATCAACCTATTCACGAAGCCGTGTAATCCCACGAAAACTATGCCAGATCGTGTGAGGCATTGGCCTTGGGCCAAACCCAACGACTGGACTAAATTCCGCAACTACGCCGGTCAGGACGTCGCGTCTATGCGGGACATCACGCATCGGATGTGGAAGTTCCCTATGCCGTATCACCTATGGGTAGAGTGGTGGGAAGACAGAGGAATCAACGAGCGAGGAATTCCGATCAATCCCGAGATGGCTAAAGCAGCGTGCGTTATGTACGACGAGTATATGGAAGAGAACATCGCACGGATGCACGATCTGACAGGGCTCGCCAATCCCAATAGTCGCGCTCAACTTCTGGGTTGGTTGGAGCGTACGGGCGAGTATGTCTTCGACAATCTACGCAAGCCCTCTATCGCTGCCACGCTGCGAGAGGAACACCTTCTGCCCAAGAGCCCTGACGTGCGCGAGGTGCTCGCTCTACGTCGCGAGACGTCAAAGACGTCTGCGACAAAGTATCGTAAGTTCCGAGACGGCGCTTGCCCTGACAACACGATCAAGCAGCAGATACAATTCGGCGGCGCTCAACGGACATTCCGTTGGGGTGGTCGAGGCGTGCAACCTCACAACATCAAAAAGCCCCGCGACGAGATCGCCGAAATGATGCCGGAGATGGCAGGTCTCGTAGAGCACGGTACGCGAGACGACCTCGAACTTCTATTCGGCGACGCGATGGCCGTTTTGTCCGAAACCATTCGCGGTACGATTCAGGCACCACCCGGTCACGTCATCGTCGACGCCGACCTCTCGGCGATTGAGAACGTGGTGCTAGGATGGTCATCGCAAGACCAGAAAATTCTAGGGGTCGCCCGATCCGGCGATGACCCGTACCTATCTTTCGGCCAATACTTTTACGAGACGCCTTACGAAGACCTTATGCATGAGTTCAAGGTCGAGAAAGTCAAGAAGAAGCGTACTGTCTGTAAACCAGCGGTGCTCGGTTGCGGATATCGACTCGGTGCGGGACATCGATATATCGACGACAAGTCTGGCGAAGAAGAAGCCACCGGTTTGCTCGGTTACGCTAAAGCTATGGGCATCGAACTGACCGACGACGAAGCCAAGCGTTCTGTGAAGATTTGGCGTGCTACGTATAGCGAAGCGGTGCAGTTCTGGTACGACCTAGAACAAGCGGCCATGCACACATTGCGCACTGGGCAACCAACCGAGTGTGGTCCTGTCAGCTTCGACGTTAAAGGGAAGTTTCTGCGGCTCCGTCTGCCCAGCGGTCGCCACCTTCACTACTTCAAAGCTAGCATCAAAAAGATCAAAGCGCCTTGGTCGAAAGAGGGCGAGCCGCCTAAATATATCGAGAACATCTGCTACTGGGGCTTAAAAGACAATCGGTGGTGTTTGCAGACTACTCACGGCGGTAAGATCACGGAGAACATTTGCCAAGCCATCGCTCGCGATATATTACAGCACGGTATCTCACTCGCGCTTAAAGAGGGTTTAGATGTTTTCCTTCATGTTCATGACCAGATTCTTGCTTTGTGCAGAGCCGAAGACGGAGACGACGTTCTTAAGCTCTTGGAGTGGTGTATGCGTCAGACACCATCGTGGGCACCCGACATTCCTCTATCGACCGGCGGTCTCGTAACGACTCACTTTACGAAAGACTAGATTATGCTGGAAGACGAGATCGAAGCCGCAGGCGACAAGTGGGCCGAAGATAACGGTTGGCTCGTCCGCAAGTTGCAGTACCCCGGTCGACGCGGTGCGCCGGACAAGATGTATATTAAGGGCGGTCGGGTAGTCTTCGTCGAATGGAAGAAACCCGATGGCAATCGCAGAGGGTTGCAGAAGCGCGAGATCAGAAAATTCCAAGAGCACGGCGCAGAGGCGTTCTTCTGCGACAACGTGGATGAGTTTATAGAGTACATGACAAATGGCTCGTGAGTTCTATCCATACGCCCTAGCCCGCGATCTTATCGAAGGGCCACCTGATCGTATCCTGACCTTGGATATGTTCGACCCACACCAACACTTCATGTCGGACTTGGTCTTCAAAAAGAAGGGCGTTATTATCGCTGCCGACATGGGTCTGGGTAAGACCGGCGCAGCGCTGCACGGAATGAAGCGATGCCTAGACGCGGGCAAGTCTCAGAAGTGGCTCATCATTGCACCGCTGCACGTCGCCGCTGAGACGTGGCCAGACGCGTTCTGGGAATGGGACTTTGCCCGTGAAGGGATGGAGTACAGCGCTATCGTAGGGGACGCAAAACAACGTGAAGCGGCCCTAGAGAGCGATGCACCCTTCCACATCATTAATCGCGAAAATGTGACGTGGCTTTGGAAGAAGCTACGTAAAAACTGGCCCTATGATTCCGTGATGTACGATGAATCGTCTCGCCTGAAATCCGGCAAACGTCGATCCGCGCGCACGAAGAACAAAGCCACCGGTAAGATATCCGGCGGTCGCCTGAACGAGTTCGGATCGTTGGCCAACGCAAGAGAGGCCGGTCTGATCAAACGGTTCGTCGGCCTGACCGGAACACCCTCACCGAACGGCCTAATCGACCTCTGGGGACAGATGTTCATGGTCGACCTAGGTTACCGCCTAGGGGCCACTATCGACGCATATAAAGCTAGGTGGTTCACGGAGAATAAGTATTCCAGAAAAATCACCGTCAACGACGGGGCGGAGGATCAGATTCTATCTGAGCTTAAGGACGCGATGTACGTGTTCCGCGAAGAAGATTATTTGACCCTGCCGCCTCTTATCGACCACATTCGCTGGGTCCGTCTGCCTGACGATATCGAGAAGAAGTATCGAGAGCTTCAGCGCGAACACTGTCTCGACGAAGACGATATTGAAGCGGTCAATAACGGCGTTCTGGCCAACAAGCTTTTGCAGCTCTGCAACGGTTCGGTCTACGACGTAGATGGTAACGATGTATTCTTCCACGACCGTAAGCTCGTCGAGTTGGAGAAGGTCATGCACGCCGCCGGAGACAGGCCGGTGTTGCTCGCGTATAGTTATGAGTTCGACAAACAGGCCATCCTAAAGAAGTTCCCGAAAGCCCGCGTCTTCGGTGAGACCGACAACGATATGAAGGACTGGAACCGAGGAAAAATACCTTTGATGCTGGTCCACCCTGCGTCCGCTGCACACGGTCTAAATTTTCAGTTTGCAACTAACATCATGGTCTGGTACGGATTGACATGGAGCCTAGAACTGTACCAGCAGTTCAACAAGCGGATACACCGGAGAGGCCAGAAGGCGGACCGAGTTCATCGTGTCATTATCGTGGCACGGGGCACGTACGACGAACGGCAGATCAAGGTGTTAGCCGGTAAAGGGGCTACACAGGATCAAATTAAACACCAGCTTAGGGTGTTGAAAGAAACGGTGGAGAAAAAGTATGGTCGATGACTTCGAAGACCTGTTAGGCGATGAAGCGGACTTGGGTGAAACCAATGACGCCGCAGAAGCGTTCGACTCTCGCGTTGAAGCGAGACGAGCCCGCCGCGAAGCCAGACGACAAGAGCGCGAAGAAGCCGGTGAGGTCGATACGCGTCTTGAGCAAGTCGTCAAAGGCGTCTCTGCGACGTGGTTGTCCAAAGCGCTTCGGATGGACCTTGCGCAAGTCAAGCAACGCCTCTCATCCGTCACACCCATGCACGGAGCCAAGAATCAAGCGCACTACGACATGAAGGTTGCGATGCCGCACCTCGTCGATCCTATCGTCGACGTCGAAGAGTACATCCGCACGATGGACAAGAAGAATCTGCCGCCGTCTATGACAGAGGCATTCTGGCGCGGTATGAAAACCCGCCTCGACGCACTGGAAAAAGCCAAACAGCTCTGGCCGACAATCAAAGTCGTCGAAGGCTTCGGGATTGTATTCAAACTGCTCCGTGGACAGACAAACTTATGGGTGGACACACTCGACGAACAAGAAGAAATGTCAGACGCCCAACGCGAACTCATTCTGACGTTGATCGACGCGCTCTACGAAGATATCTACAACGCGCTCCACGATTTCACCAAAGAGCACGCAACTCGAACAGAGCTTGAGTGGTTAGAGGATTACCTAAATGAGAACGGTTGAGCTGATACCCCAAGGACCTCTGCTTGAGCAGCTTATCTATGAGGTGGCCGTCGAAAGCCGACCTCTGGAAAACCTGTCCGTGATCGAAGCGGCAGAGAAGTACGTTTATCTGAAAAACTACGGCTCCTACGTCGGCCCTTTCCAAGGCAACTATACGCCGTACATGATTGAGCCGACCAATCTTCTTGGCTCCAAAGAATTTATTGGCCTCGTCTTCTGCGGTTCGGTCCAGTCCGGTAAAACGCAAATGTTCCCGAGCTGGTTGACGTACACCGCCAAGACCGACCCAGCAGACATGATGCTGGTTCAGATGACGCAGGCTGCGGCGACCGACTTCACGACTCGTAAGATCGACCGGCTCCACCGAGATAGCGAAGCCGTCGGCGCTCTCGTGATGCCCGGCTCGTCTTCGGACAGCCAGTTCAGAAAAATCTACCGCAACGGTATGATCTTGACGATCTCGTGGCCGTCTCCGACGGAGCTAGCCTCTAAGTCAATCCCGCGTGTCTTCTTGACCGACTACGACCGTATGCCTATGGATGTCGGAGGCGAGGGCTCGCCGTTCGATTTGGCGCAAAAACGTACAACGACCTTTAAACGAAATGCAATGACGGTCGCCGAGTCCACGCCTTCTATGCCCGTCACCGACCCCCGCTGGTCTGTGAGCGCCGAACGGCCTCACGAAGCACCGCCGTGCGACGGCATTCTCGGTCTCTACAATCGCGGCGACCGACGTCGTTGGAACTGGAAATGCGTAAGCTGTGAACAACCGTTCGAACCGGACTTCGATCTTCTCAAATGGCCAGACAGCAAAGACTTGCTTGAGTGCGCTGAGCAAGCCTATCTCGCTTGCCCGCACTGTGGTCAAATCTACGAGCACGGCGGCTCTGACGACGCACCGAGCAAGAACGAGATGAACGAGGAACACGCCCGCTGGCTTATCGAAGGCCAGCGCTGGCTCAAAGAGGGTGGGGTCGTAGGCACTCCCACCCGATCTAAGATCGCGAGCTTCTGGCTCAAAGGCGTCGCCGCCCGTTTCCAGAACTGGGAGACGATGGTCTTCGAGTATCTCAAAGCCGAGGAACACTACGAGTCGACCGGCGATGAGACGGCTTTGCAAGCAACGGTCAACACGAGACAAGGTCATCCGTACAAACCGAAAGCTCTTGAATCCCTTCGTCTGCCGGAGGACCTCAAAGACCGCGCCCGTGATTACGGTGTCCGAGAAGTACCGGAGGGCGTCGCCTTCCTTATCGCGGCAATCGATATTCAGAAGAACCGGTTCGTCGTGCAGGTTCACGGCGTCGGCGTCGGTGGGGATGTCTGGGTCATCGACCGGTTTGACATTAAGAAATCCAAACGACCTGACGAGGAAGCCGGTGGTTATCTATGGGTCAATCCCGGCGCTCACTCTGAAGACTGGGACCTTCTCGTCGAAGAAGTTCTCATGAGATCATACCCTCTCGGAGACCAATCAGGCCGACACATGCCAATCA